GCTGTAAAGGCATAACATAGTCTGTCGTCAGTGTTAGTTGCATCAAATGCTAATCTATTGCTAACAATAAATTTAAAACCTAAGAAAGAGTCTACTTGACCCTGAGCTAGAGCTTTAACTGTATTGAAATCAGCAGATGTGATTTGTGTTGTTCCTAATAAATCAGAGATTTGTTTTGGTCCACATACAAAGTATCTTTGTATAGATGGATCAACATCATTTACATCTAGGATTTTTTTAGCTTCCAACAATTTAGTTATAGTTAAACCATCAGCTTGTGATGAACTATAAGGTTTTTGAGCAGCAGGAAGAACAACGGAAGTACCGCCTGTTTCTCCTGTAAAACTCGTTCCACCTAAAGCAGCGATTACTACATCATCCATCGCTCTTCCCATAGCAGCAGCCGCAGCTTTTGCATAAGAAGAAGTTGGATCAATTAGCATTCTAACTTTATCTGCATTGTCTATTAGATCAGCCCACTCATAGTCTCCAAGACTAACTCGTCTACGACTATGTGGAGTATCTATCTGGGGTGTGTCCGAGTGGCGCGATGTTCTTAGAACAGCAGTAGTTTTTCCTACTTGATCAAAGAAAGCATTTTTGCCAACGATTGTTTCAACATCCGCAGCGCTTCTTAAATACGATCCCATTTGTTGAGATAGCATTTGTACGTTTGAACTGTACTGCTGTACAAAAGCAGTTGTTATTTGATTTGACATATTGTCATCTCCATTGGTTAAGTTTAATTAAAATAAACGAATGGATTTTCCACAACGTGGATCTATTCTAGAGTTTTACATCTTCGTAGATGTTTGTCTTTTCCAAATGCCAGTAGGGTCTAAAAGATTATCCTAGTGATTTGCTCTATACATCAGTTAACTGCTGACGTAAAGCGAAAACTTCTTGAACAGCTTTATCATGGTTTGGATGTGATTTATTCCAATAAGCAGATCCTGGAGCTTGCAATTTAGCTATCTCACCCTCTATTTCATTAGGAGTTAAATAGTTTGGACCAGATTGCGCTACAAAGCTATCTTCTCCTACCATTTCAGCTAATTTAGCAAATGCTTTAACAACTTGTGGATGATCACCTAATTTAACACCACTTTCTAAATTCATGTTAAGAACATCTTCTCCAACATACTCTCTAGCTAATTGTGATGCTTTAGTTATCTTTTGTTCAAAAGCTCTACCAAATTCTTTACGAAGTTGTTGTTCACTTTCAACACGAGCTGTTTCAGCAGCAGCATCTAAACTTTTTAAATTTTCAGACATCATGTCGTTATAGAATTTAACAACACCATCTGCTTGCTGTGGTAATAAACCTAATTTATGAGCTTGCTCAGAAAATACTTTTAAAGCGCCTTCATCAATGTTTGCATCTTCAGATATATTATATTTATATTCTTCCGGAGATTTGGGTCTTCCTAGTTTATCATAAACTACATTCCAATCTTCTTCAGTTGCATGTTTATTAGGTAGTGGTATTTTTTCTACCCCAACTAATTTTTGTGCATGAATATAACTTTTAGCTAAACTATTAATATCTTTAATAGGTGCTAAAGATTTATCTGCTCTGATGTCTTCTGCAATACTTGTTTTCCAATCTACTGCAGCTTGTTCAACTACACTTGTAACATTATTATTTACTGGAGAAGTCGCTGGACTTCCAGATGGTTGAACTACTTGTTCTACCACTGCCTGTTGATCACTCATTATTTCCTCCATGTTTTTTGTTGATCATTGATTTAATAAATAGATAGACAGATCTTTGTCCCTCTAAATATGCGCTTTCATAACTATCTCCTTTAACAAAAGTAGTTACGTTAGCATTACATCTTCGCTCTAGATCCTCAAGAACTTTTTCTCCATTCTCAGATCCAAAACAAATCTTATAACTTGTGTTTAAATTTTTTATATCTTTACTGTTCATTTATCGCTTTAAGTGCAGGAGCAGCTTTTCCAGCAGCTTCAGCAACTTGCATTTGTTGTTGCATTTCCATTTGCTGTTGTTGCATTTGTTCCCTTTGCAAGCGAATTTGTTGTACTTGAACATCTGATTTCATAACCTTAGCTGGTATTCCTAAAATATCTTGTATGTATCTTACTAAACCATCTATATCTATGTGATCAAACACAGGTGCCATATTTTGTAAAGAACCAAATATTTCAACACCTCTCATAATTGAGGATAACTCTGAAGTCTTTTGAGCTTTAGCTAATGGTGATACGTATTCTATTTCAATATCTTGATTTCCCAAAAATTCTGGTGGTTGTGGAAATTTTTTATTTCTTAATAGAATATTAAAAGCTCTAGTAATTAATGGTTGTAATAATTCTGATTGTAGTCTTCCTAGAACTGGACCCAACAATCTCATTTTTTCTTCTGTTCTTTGTAATACTTCTGTTGCTGTCATTTGTGGACCAGTGCTTGTCATTAATTGATCAACGAAAAAATTCTCTCTAATTGCTTTACGTCTTTGTTCTTCCATATTTAAACCTAATGGATTGTTAGCTCCAATATTCATTGGTTCAATTTTATCTCTAGTTCCAGCTCTATAGTAATTTAATCCTCCAGGTATAGTTCTTATTGGTAAAAGAAAACCATCATCAGGTACAAGCAGCGGAGGATCTATTTGTTTTTGTGCAGCTCTAATAGTTGTTTTAGACATTGTATTTAACATCTTAACATCTGCTAAAGCATTCATCGCAGGTGATCTTCCATAAATTTCGTTAGATGCTTTTAAGTATCTAGGAACTACATAAGGAAACTCTTCATAACCACCTTCTTTTAAAACTGCTCCACTATCTGGATCTACATAAATTGAATAATAAGGTTTACCTTTATTACCCTTTGCAATTCCAAATTCTTCATTTGGCATTACTAAATGTAATATTGGAACTTCATCATGTGGATATGATTTTGCTTTGTCTTTTAAATTTTTTGGTAAGTTTGCTTCACCGAATTTTAACATTACTGTTCTAGCAGGTAGATAGAATTTTCTAAGCATACTATCCACCATACCTCGCTCATCTTCGGTAATAAAAATTTCTGCAATATAAATAGTTCTAAATCTTAGATCGTCATTAATATCTTCTTCAATCAACATTGCTGCGGTACCAAAAGAAATTAAATCATGGTATAGTTCAAATATTTCTTGTTGAAAATTAGATGAAGAAAAAACTTTGTACATAATATCTGTACAAGATTCTAACCATTCTTTTGCCTCATCATCTTTATCAAGTTGATTATTTCTATATTTTAAATAAAAAAATGGTGATGCAATATTAGTTAGCATTCCATGTAATGATGCTGACAATAATTCTAAAGAATGAATTGCTGTACCATCAAAAATTAGTTCGTGTCTTTTGTCTCCCTTAGATCTTTTTTTTGTAATATCTGCTTTTCGCGGCATCATATAATCCGCAACTTCTTGCCAATGTTCTTCCCAAGTTTGACGTTGAGTATTTAAACTTTGGTATCTATCCAATACCAATTTTGCTTTTGGATTCATTGCCATATTATGCGCCTAATAAAGTTTTAGTAGAAAGAGTAGTCTGATCGCTTACACCAGAAGGTGATGTAAGTATAGTCATAGATCTTCCTCTTCTTTTTGCTTTAATTAATCTTGATGCTTCTCCCTGATCAACTTCTGCTTGAGTTGGTGATGAAATAGGTTGTGGTTTTGGAGCATCAACTTGTGGTGTAGATGGTTTTGCTCCTCCTCCAAAAAGTGGTGCTATTATTTTTATTGGATTTGCTCCACCCATATTATTCTCCTAATAAAGTTTTTTTCTGCAAAGTTTCTTCTTCTGTTAATCCTTGCGCGCCAGTTAAGATTGTAGATGATCTTCCTTTACGTTTACGTCTAATCTCAGCTTGTTGTGCAGCAACTTCTTCTGCTCGCGCTTTGTCATCATAAGCAGGCGGAGGAGCTGGCGGCGGCGGAGGTGGTGGCGGAGCTGGAGCTTTAGGCATTAAAAATCCCATAACTATTCTCCTAAAAATTTTGTTAAGTTTTGTAACATGTTAAATCCATATTATATTATTTGCCATTGGTAAATAGCTTATTTAGAAAATATCTTATACTCAGAATCTGTAGCTCTAGGCATAGAGGTGCTTTTATTTAGCACTTCATTTACAGACAATGCTAAATATCTAAATGCATCTGCAGCATGAGAAGACCAAGCATGTACTGGCTTGCTATGAAATATCTTCATCTTTTCGTTATATTTTCTATGGTAGTGTCTTAATGCATCAACTAGATGTTTACAATTATCCATGTCAATCCAGCATCTAGGTAAAATCATTTTAGCTGAATGTATTCCATCTTCCAGCGGCAGCTTCGGCAAAATTTTAAAATTAATACCTAGCTGATAAGCTACATCTCTTCTAGTCTTGCCAGAAGAAAATTCAGTAACTTCTATATCATGTGGTGCATAATGCGTTTTATAAAAATAATCTTTCTTGCTAACAATATCGCAGTAGTGCGGTAAACCTTCTTTGTTGTTTTCGTAATAATCTATTATATGAATTGCAGCTCCAATTTGTTGGTAGAATATTATAGCTGTAGAATCTCCGACACCAATATCCCAAGATGTATTAACTGGGTATGCCGGATTGTAAGGAACTCTAGTTAATTGTTTTTTATCTTCTAAATCTTTAATAATAGATCCGAAAATAGATCCTGATATATTTGCTATCCAGGAGCATTCAAATTCTTGTTGATATTTTTCTTCTCCCATTTGCTCTCTTGCAGCTTTTAATTCTCCTTCATCAACTATGTTTGTTTTGGATGCTGGAGCTGTATAAGCAAACCAATCATCATGGGTTAATGCATACTGATATAATTCATAAAATTGATTTGACATTCCGGCAGGTGTTCCAATAAAAACGCACCATCCTTTTCTGTCTGATAAACAGGGTCTAAGAACTTCATTCCAAAGTGTTGGATCTATTTGCGCCATCTCATCGCAACAAGCTCCATCTAAAAATATACCCCTAATACTATCAGGTGTTTCAGAAGATAGCAGGGTTATTCTAGCGCCATTGGGTAGATCGCATCTCAATTCTGTTTCGTGAAATCTAACTCCAGGAATAACACCGGCATATTGTTTTAAATAATCCCAAGCAATGTTTTTCGCCTGGCGATAGGTTGGAGCGATGTAGGCATATCTAGGATTCTTTTTTGTGTTTAGCAGTGCCTCAATAAGTAAATGATTAATTAACATTACTGACTTGCCAAATCTTCTATGACAAGCAAGTACAGAAAATCGGAACTCTTTTAGCTTTTCGTGCAGTTCTTTTTGTTGGGGTCTTGGATCGTAGGGTATATCAACTATCATTAGTGTATCTTTGGCATGTCAGAAATATCATCTATTTTATGATAATCAATTCCAATCTTTTTTAAAATCTTGTTTGCAAATTTATCCATATGATCGCTATCTTCAAAACCATTAAAATGAATGACTAAAGAATTACTATCTTCATTTACAAATAACAAAGCTGTAATTAATGCGTCTTCGTCTTTAGGCATGGTGAGTGTGTGGCTGTGTGTGTCTAATTCCCAATATAGATATAAATAATTTTCGCGCCTGCCTGCTTGGGTATACCCCCTCAAATGTTCTTGGTTTGTTCGCCAAAATCCAGGCAATACAACCTACACTGCATTTCCGATAATTAACAGTTATCACCCTTGCACTGCAACATAACAGTAATTTATTACTAACGATAACTAAGGTTATCACTAGCAACTTGTAATTGTGTAGCAATAAACCGCATAGAATATGAAAAGAACTCCATAACGCGCGCGCAAGACTGTGTGTCAACGTATACATTAACCAACTATTCCACATTATCAGCATCAACCTGTATTGTTTTCTTAACCTCTCCACCCCAACGTATTGTAATTGTGTTATCCTGTTTAATCTCTTGCTTAGACTTCTCACCAAAGATATCTGATATCAATTTACTAACCATCCAACGTACATGCGTTAACTTCTCTCGCCAATACATCATCTCCTGATTACTCTTGGGGTTTGCTAACTCTTCGTTAATCTCATCAAGCAAAGTGAATGCACCAATCCTTCTTGCTTTCATTACTGTTAAATAAATCTTATCGTCTTCACGCATCCATTTGTAAACTGTAGATAAACTTGGCATTGTTTTATCTTTACAAATTTTAGTGAGTGGAATCCCCTTCTCTAACTCAGTAGAGATTTTATCAAGTGTTATTAATTGTTGAGCTGTCTTCTCCTGGATCTCGCTGCTTAATGTATTTTGCTCTGAGTTCATCTTCAGTTAAATGTTTTAAAAACTTTAAGTTACGTAATGCTCTGAGTTTACCTTCAATCGTCTTAGCATTCCAATCACTCAT